ACATTCATACCTAGATCCATTAGATCGTCGTAGGCTTTTTCTGCTTTACTAGCAAGATTGTCTAACTCATTATCGTTTAAATCATTTAATTCAACTATCTGCGGCAGATTTCTAGTAATTTGATTAACAGCTTCAATGCTTTCATCTAGTGTTTTTACTTCCGTGGCTTTTTCTACTAATTCTTCGTTAATAGATTTAGGAACAATGTTTATTTGTTTATCGTCTAAATTAAATAATTCTTCAAGTTTCTTGGTCATAGCAATACTTATCAGCGTTTTGAACCTTGATGGAAAATATGTTCCTCGTTGACCACACGAAATTTTATACCTTGCTGCTTACACCATTTAGTAGCAGCTTCCCATTTGGCCATATTCTTTATATATTGTTGTTGATTATAAACGCTCTTGCCAACATTGGCCAGCAGCGTTTGACTAGCTGGCTTTACTTCAACCACTTCCGCATGTTTTGCTCCGTTCTTGTCGACGTAGGTAATAAAAAAATCAGGAACATATATAGTATATTTTCCTGTTAGCGGATCTCTGTAGGGTATTTGTATGCTTTCGCTGGCCCATTTTTCTACCCCTTGATGCTCGTCTAGCATACGCATGAATACAAATTCCCAACTTGATCTTGCCAATGGTGTTTTGATCCCAACATATTTGCCAGGATTTTTCATTTCGAATCTTCCTTGAGCAAATTTGGCCATTATGGTAAAATATTTCTTGTTTGATTTATCTTGATGACATTCACAGCTCTAAATCCCAATGAAGATGTATTAGGACGATATTTGTTGAGAATCTGTGCGACTACTGCACTAAGTTGGGTACCGTTGAGTTCTTTCAAGGTGTCTAGTATTTCAAAAACTTGGACACCATCAACTTTGGCTTGACGCAGTATAGTCATTGCTGTGGTTGTAGCAGCTTCTTTTTCAAATCCCTTACTTGTAAAAAATCCTATGCTGGCAGAGACTTCATTGGCTCCGAATTCTAAAGGTCGGCGGCCGTAGGTATCAAAAAATAATTTTGTACTTGCAGCACTGTCTGTTTTTGTAACTGCTGGTAAATTAATTGAGCTCATGGAAATTCCACCGGGCTTTCATTACTGCTGCCTGATGACTGTGGGAATGTGTTATTAGCTGACTGCGTTTGCAAAACTTTTCTAGTGGCGGTAGTGGCTGCAATAGATCCCAATGCTGCTCCTATTTTAGGAAAGCTGGCTCCTACAATGCCGCCAACGGTGTTGGCCGCTGTTAAAATATTTGCAGGATTTTTTAATTCTCCAATAACTCCGTCTACTGTAGGGAATTGTCCCCCATTGTTTTTGTAGGTATTGATTTGAGAAATTGCTGTGCTTATAAAGCCACCTGGATTTTTTAATATATTCTTTTTAGTTACATCACCAAATACCGATTCAATACCACCTAGCACATCACCGATTGGGCCAAGCACATTACCCAGTCCCAGCGAGCCACCTAAGACATTTGGACTCTGTACAACATCGTAGGATAGGCTAGCAAATCCATCGGGCTGTCCATAGGCCACACTGCCCGAAAGATATTTTACGCCTTCGTATTCAACGGTCATTGTGTTATCTAGTGGTTCATTTGACGAATAGTCCACTTGCCCGTGAGACCAAGATTTAATTCTAGGCGCCATTAGTTCATATCCGTTAAATCTATGCCTACTTAAAGTATATAGAGATATTTTTTTAAAAAAGTTTGTTGGAGTAGCAAATCCCATCCCGTATGCTCCAGAATAATTGAACAGACTCATGGGATGATTGATTTGATCGTTTCCTCCGTCATAGGCATAGTGTGCATAGTAGGCCGAATACAATGAATGCATCAAACCGGCATTGTCATCGTGGAATGTTAAACTAATAGGTTCGTAATTTATTTTCTTATAAACGTGTTTGGTACGATTGTACACATTTTTAGTTGACGTGTCAAAGTTAAATTTAGGCAGGTCGGTTGATTTGATTAGTAGGCTAACTTCACGTTCAGCTCCCGAGAATACAGCATAATAAAGAAATTTGGTTCTAGGAGTCAGTCGATAGTTGTTGTCAACAAATATTCGTGTGGCATGCTGAAAATTCCCAACTACTCCTTTGGGTCCTCTGAGAGCACTATTTAAAAATCTTGTAAACTTATTGGCCATATAATTATTTAGTCATAAAAAAAGCCCGATATATTCGGGCTTTTTTGGGATTATGATATTAATCAACCAGGATTGCTACCTACTGCTAGAGCACTAGCGGCTGATCTAGCTGCGCCGGCGGTGCCTATGCCAATAACTCCAACTGAATCTGGTGTATTCATTGCATTATCATAGACAATAGTCAGAGCCACTGTGGCTGGTTCGTTAGTTGTATAGTTTAAATCACCGTAGTCAGTGTTTTGCAAGAAACATCCATAACATTCCCAGGTTTCTAAAACTACAGGAGCAGCAGCACCGTTACCACCGTCTAGTATTTCAATACGTGTGGTAAACTTGTAGTCAATACCAGAGCGGGCGCTAGCCTGCTCATGAAAATCAAACTGTTTCTGAATCTGTTGACCAACTAACTTGATAACATTACTGCTGGCATCGTCTCTGAGATTCAACGTGATGTTTTCCCAAGTGTACTTGCCTGCAATTTTAATCTTGGAATTGTAAATTTCGATTGGAATTTCCTCAAAGGAAACTTTTGGTCGAGTAACGTCCATGACCTGTTTGGTAAGTTCTGTACTAGCCGATGTGCCGAAACCCAGTAAAGTAACACGAAAGCGATACTTTAGTTTCGGCATCAACATACCGGTATTTGAACCAGGACCAGATGGGTTAATCGAGTAGTTTGTTAATGATGTAATTGCCATTGTCTTATGCTCCGATATTGTATTTATTCATTAAATCTCACCTGTGTTCTTGAGACGCAATGGTATGTAAATAAATTCAACGGCCTTGGTCGGCTCAATGGCAACATCTACATATAATTCATTGCGATCAATTCTACTTGGTGTGTTATTGGTTTCGTCGCATACCACTGCAAAGTCATAGATAGCTCTTAGACCCACTAGTTCCAGCAACAGACTTTCCACAGCTTGTTTGATTTCATCACGAGTGATTTGATCATTTGGCTCAAAGATATATGGGCGAGCTAGTTTTGTCAACTGACTGCGTAGATATACCACAAGGCGTGCCACGTTGATTCTATCTAGAGAACTGGCATTTCTTGCACGAGTCTTTTGACCATAAGCTACCAATCCTGTACCTACAAAGAACGGAATTGGATTGACTTTGAGATCATACAGGGTGTCTCGTTGACCGTTGTTTAGAGCAACGCTTTGGAATTCACCTGTCAACGAATCAATGTATCCCACTGCTGTGGCATTGGTAATACCACCACGACGTGTGCCTGCTGGAGCAAACCAAGGAAAGCTCACTTGGTCGCTTAGAGCAATAGTTCTTAGCATCATGTGACTGGCTGGAACTACAGCATTGGCGCCTGTAAGGTCAGTGGTAAATCCATTTGGATAGTAAACCGCTGCATATTCGTCATAGGTAACAATACCATTATCTCCGTTGTCCAGTGCTAGATTAGCATTGGTACCCCAGGTTGTTAGGCTTGTTGCATCACTCTTTAGACGCAGTGGTGTATCACCAACCACAAAAGCTGTGACCTTGCGATCCAGATTCAAGTTGATTAGATTGCTAAGTGCTTCTGGATATCCAGGGCAAGCAATTAGGTTGAAGTTTCTGCGTTCTTCGTCACGTGCTTCTTCGCTGGTGTCAATAGCACTCTTCAATGCAGCAACCACTGCTGATCGCTGTGCCTTGCGGCCAAAGCTGCCTGAACCATCTTCATTGTTAGGGCTGGCTGTGGTCCAACGATCTGGCCAGTATGCTTCCATACTTGGTGATCCGGATTGTCTTTCGTTGTCTGCTGTAGTATCAATATAACCATCGTTGTATTTCTTGACGTTTCCACCGCTTCTACGTAGGTTCCACAGCAACATGCCTTTGGGATATAGATCTGGATCCGGTGCATCTGGATCTAAAAAGTTGTTGGTCAACAAGTCTTTGATTGATCCAGTAGGCGCAGCCGTAGCCGAGCCTCCAGTTGTACCTGCACGAGCATCTGCAAATAAAATACCTTCTTCTGTGGTTTGATCAGTCTTGTCAACCAGAACCCATTTTAGTGCAAGTTTTGTGCCTGCGTCAGGATTGAATTTGTATATGCTTGGGAAATTTTCTAGATCTGCTGTGCTGATCCAAATATCACCGCTGACCAGCGCAGTGCCGTCAGTTTGTGTTTCAGGCATTGTTGCGGATACAAGTGGACCTTCTGGATCAGTGCCAGTGTATCCTGTGAAGTTTTGATAGCCCACCCAGGTTGTGCCATTGTGAATCATTAGATCTACATCGCCAAAGGCAGGATTGTACCATAGTTGTCCGTCTGCTGGTTCTTCTAATGGAGCATCTGGAGTAGCAGCAAACACATCACTAACTAATGGAAGCCACAAGGAAGCCAAATAACCTTCTTGTGCTCCTGTGGCCAAGCCACTTGACAATGCGTAGAAATTACTGGTGCCAGCACCTGTTGCTAGGTTGTAGGCTGTAAACAGTGTACTAACAGCAGTACCTGTGACATCAGTTAGTCTGAAATCGCCACCTGTCTTGTGTGTGATCACCAATTCGTTGCTGGTATTAACACTGGCCACTACGTTGTTTGTGATAGCATCGCCAGCTGAATCAGTGTAACTAGCAGCGTTAATTAATCCTGCGATTGTAAACGCATCGTCTGCTGTGCCTGCTGCTGTGAATGTAAATGAAGCTGCTGTGCTCAGTGCAGTATCGCCAACAATCGACTGTTTGATTGTGAAGGTTCTTGCTATTGCGCTCAGTGTGCCTGTAGTAATAATTTTAGATCTGATTGCAGTTTCACCACTAGCTGCTCTTTTAAATATTCTAAAAGTGGTAGTAGCCAGTGTTTGATCTGGGGCATCAAAACCGTTCACTGCTCCAGTGGTAGCGGAATATGATCCTGCATGTTCTCTGGCATTTGTTTGAACAAATAATGCATCCTTAGGAAGATTTGCACCACCACCGGATTTATCAAGAAAGTACAAAGCAGAGTGCGGAGTTGCATACAAAGGTGCTTCATTGGCCATCCAAGAACCAGTGCTTTCATTGTAGCGTTTTACTCTCCAACGTGAGCCGTTGTTTGGTTCGGTGGTTTTCAACCATACAGAACCTGTAGGACGAGCATTTACAGTAGATCCAAAATCTGATCTTTTAAACAACGGCACACTGGTGTGTGGCTGTTGGGCCAATGCCGGGCACATGTATGTGCCAGCAGCAATGTTTAATAGGCCAGCACCAGTTCCCAGTGCAGTTCCACTGATCACAATACTGCCAGTACCACCTGCAGTTGCTGTGGAGTCGCCGCCTGTAGCAGTGGAAGTACCGTCACTGAATAGATACAATCTGCTGTTTTTGACCACAGCAGTGATACCGCTGCCGTTCATTAGAGTATTGATGCTGGAAAGACAGGAAGCAAGACTAACACCTACTGCGATACTTACATCATTGATGACCAATGTGCCTGATAATGTACCAGTCACTGCTGCTGAACTGAATGCTGTAGGATGACTGGCAGCCCATTCAGGGCTACCAACTAGTACCCATGTACCGGCTGTGATACCAGCGGTGGCATTGCCTGCACTTTTGTAGTATATTCTTACCAGTTCATCTTCAGCTAAAAATGTTCCGTCGCCTGCTGCTGTCTGAAACACCACAGCGTAGTCACCAATGGTACCTACTGATGTTTTAGGAGCATTGCTGTTGATATTATCTAGATCAGCATCTGTGAGTACCAAAGGAGTTTTAGCAGTAAATTTTTGACCGCTGTCGGCTAATGCTAAACCGTTCCATTCGTTGATACCCCAAGTGGTGGTTTGTGTGTCTACCCACCACTTGCCAT